GGTTCGGGAAACTCCGACGTAGTCTTCCAAGAAGTAAGAAAAGTCAGTGGTATAACCCTGACTTCGTAGCAGCCCCGTGTCGGTAATCGAGGCTGTGTCGCTGAGTGCGCGTATTATCGTTAGGAGGCGGGCAAACACGTCTGATACAGAGGCGACGTCGGTGCGTGTTTTGAAAAACTGAACTTCCTGATCGTCTTGTACCGACGTTGCACCGTCGACGTCGTCTGTAGCGGTTACAATATCAAACGCGTGGCTGTTGAGGTGATTACTTGCTGTGTCCAAAACCGTTGCCGCATCTGTAACGCCTGGGCGGGAAAACGACCGCGCCATTAAGTCGGCAGCAACCGGTGCATCAGACAACGCTTTAGCCACGGCAAACAAAGTTTCGTCGGTAGTTACAGGTGTATCCGCTAATGCTTTTGTAAACGCTAGCGTGGCGTTTTCGGCGGCGGTTGAACTGTCAGTCAGCGTTTTAAAGAACGCTAAAACCTCGCTATCAGTTACGCCGCCAGCGTTGGCTAGTGTAAGAAACTCTAAAAACGCACCTTGCTCAGTAGCAATATTTAAGCCGAGAGATTTAAGCACATAGCTGATTGTGCTCTGTTTTATGGTATAGTTGGTCACGCGAAGTCCTCTCGTATTTTAAACTTGAGAAGTTCGTACCGTGTTTCTCGCCGCCCCGAAGACAGCACCGTTTCAATTTCGCCTTCGTAATTGCCTGCGTCCACATTAAGGTCGGTAGTCGCCCATTGAAGCACCGCTTGCCCGTTAGTAGCGTCCGCAAGCGCCAAAGCCCGAGAAAACAAAACTGTAGTTGTTCCTGCGGCCCGAAAGTGAAGCGTCACAGAACCGTTTGTCAGATCAACAGCTGCTCCGTCTGTATCAGTGATCGTAACCTGTATTTGAGGTCCGGTATCGCCCTGCACATATTTGTAAGTTTCAGCCATTTAATACCTCCGAACGCCGTCAAAGTTTTGGCTACCCACACGCAGATTCACGCGACGGTAATCGCGGGATTTCGCCGTATCAGCTTCCATGTCAAATTTGCTGCGATAGTAGCTGGCAAGCTCTGGATTGTGCCATTCCTTGCCGGGAATTTCGGCCAAACGGGAGACAGCGCCGTAGCTAATACAGCGCCCGTGGGTTTCGTAAACCCAATCCTCAACACCCGTAGCAGCCAGACTAGACTTTAAAACGCCCACACCGTGAAACGTGTATTTCTGGTCGGGTGTTGGGTACAGCCTAATCAAAGTGTCTTGATAAATACTATAGTACCTCGGCCTTCCGTTAGTGGTAAACCGAGTGCCGTTTATGTGGCGGTCGCTCACGCGTGCCAACGGCTGATCGTCGAGGACCAAGTCGTATATGTTTTCCAAGACCGCACCAGTCGGGGTGTCAAGCTCGTAGTCTTTTTCGGAGGCAGTTGTAAAATCTTTGTCGATGTCAAAGCGCCATATTTCACTACGCGCAAGAAAATCTGCGGCGGCTTCTTTTAAGTGAGTTTCTATCACTACCTCAGGACATCCCGGCAAGTAGGGCTGTATGTAAGGGTAAAATTTATCCCATAAGACTGCCATCTATATCACCGCGCTAACTTTTTGGGGCGAGACGGCTGAGTCCGTCTGTGACTTGGCACCCATTGCCGCATTAAATGTTTGGTACGCAGACGCCGCTCGCTGCTCGTTGGCCCCGTGTTCGGCGTCTTTTGAGTAAGCTCGGTACAAAACCCAGTCGATGATCGGGGTCATGTAGACGTCGTCCAGCAAAATGACCGTGGCGTCACTACCTGCGGGGTCTAGCGCCGACTCGCTAAGCGCGTGCGCACCTGGGCCGTCGACGTAAACGACTTCAAGCTGTGCAGCGGTTGTTGCAGGCGGGTAGACAAAAAACTCTTTTGGTTGGCGGGGGTCGTACATGTAGTGCTGTACGTTGACCGTACCGGTTTCAGTGTGCCACTCGGGCTTCTGGTCATCCAGCACCGAACGCTGCACTAAGCGTACAACTTTTTTGGTCGAGGCTGATGCTAGATTTCTAGTGATGTCCAACAGCTGAAGCCCAGTGCTAAACTGGGCTGTAAGAACCTGTCGAGAGCCAGCTGCACAAGTAAACGTGCCTGTCTTAGCACTGGCGTCAGGGCGCAGTAAAACCGCAGCTAGGTACGATTCATTGATCCAACTTTGGAGTTCTAGGCGCGGCCAACGAACATTGCTATCCTGCAATATATGCTCGACCCTGCCTATGATTTCTCTGACTTTTACAGTTGCCACAGTACGCTCCTCAACCGAAGAATAGGGGGAAGCAACCCTCCCCCTACGCTAGTAAGTTTAGCTGGCTGAGCCGACCAAAGCGGTACACAGAGCTTCAGGCTTAACAACCTTGCGCCCATATACGGCAAGGCCGCGAACGATGTCGCCGAAGTCTGTCTGATTACGCAGAGGCTCTGTCTTAGAGATTTGCGAAGCAAACGAACACGCAGTGTTTGTACCAGCGACCATCATGCGTCGGGCCTTGGCGTTAGTCACTGATGCGCCTGTGCTAGTAGCAGACAGACCGGGGACGAGAGCTTTAGCCGCTTGCCCTTTTGGCAGCAGGTTGCTCACGTAAACGGTAAAGCGATCCAACATACCGATTTTACCTGTGCGAATGACGCTGGACTGGTCGCCTGTGAAATACGCTTGGGCGATGTCGGTTTGCATCAGCAGCTGACGGTCACGTGGGGAGATAACCAACCAACGACCGTCTTCGGGTACATTTTGCTCGTCAAGAGCAGACGACATTTGCAGGATGCAGTTAAGCACATTTGCAGGTGTCGCTTGGTCGATCGGAGCAACGTCTGTACCAAGGTTGTACGCGGCAGAGATCGCACCGGCTGTAGCACCTTTGTTGGACGCGTGGGCACCGTTGGTGACGTACCAATTAAAAAACGTATCGTTTTCGATAGTGATCTTCAGCTGTTTGGCAGCATCGTCAGTGAACATGTTCATCAAGTCCATGTCCGCTTGGTGAGCAAGAACGTCGTTTACCTGTACGCTAAAGTATTTACCTTGGTCGATCTGCATGTCTTGAAAGATCGGTACGGGTACTTCAGAAGTCAGGGTAGTACCTGCGCCTGCGTAGTCGTTGATGGTGATTGACGGTGCTTGACGGATACGAATGGTATCGCCTTGGTTTTTGATCTCGCCTTCCCAACTGGTGTTGGAAATTTCAGTCATCATGGTGTTAGCATAGAACTTTGCGTTCAGCTTGTTCGACCACAACTGTGGAATAAACGCACCTGAATAGCTGGGATCAGTGTTGAAGGACGTTGTGTTACTGGAACCATTGTTTACGGAACCGGTGACGGGAAATACAGCAGCCATGTTGGCCTCCTATTAAGTTGATTTAAGACTTAACAGCTGCTTACATGTTAACACGTTAGGTTCTAACGCGACCTTCCATATACGCAACGGTTAACTCTGCTTCGAGTTTTTCCGCCTCTGCGTACTGCCCCTTCGTATTTAGTGTGCGAACCTTGGTCCAAGCGTTGTCTATCTCACGCGGAGAATAGATTTTGGAGCTTTGCGCGGCACTCTGCGTACGGGTAGAGTTTGCAGAACGATTTGGCGCAACCTGCTTTTCGAGTTCATTTTGGCGAGTCTGTTTCGCTACGTCTGGTTCACCGAGCGATGCTTTCCAAAGTTTCACGTAGTCCGAAACTGCTTCTACATCACCGTTGTCAAACGCGGCTTGTGCGAGAACTCTGCGCTGGCCTCTCAGCATGGGATCATGCTCGTTTAGCCACGCAACCCAGCGTTCATCGTTGTCGATTGTAGACCAATCAGGAACTGCTTGCTGCAATCGCTGAGAAAAGTCCATTTCGCCAACTTGATTACCCGTGTTTGCAAGTTTTTCCTGCAACTTCGCGATAATCGCGTCCTGCTGCCCAATCCGGTCTTCGTAGTCTTGAGAGACCTCTTGTGCGACACGCCGCTGAACGTTTAGTAAGTCTTCGCCATACTCTTCTCGATCGGCGTCGGTTACATAACTGACTTTCTCCTTCGACTTTGTCGGTTCGACTTTAAGCGCCTTTAACTCCTCTTGGAGCCTCTTTGTTGCCTCGGCCATTTCGCGCACCTGCTGGTGCAACCTTGGAACTTCGGCGTCATACTTACCCGTAAGGGTTTTGTACTTTTGCTTAAAAGTCTCTTCCTCTACGTCCGTTGGTGACGTGTCAGCTGGCGTTACTTCTGCGGGTTCAAGTGCTGCTTCTGTCTCGGTGCCTACTTCGCTTTCCGTGTCCGGTTGAACCTCTTGGTTCTTTTGGGCTTCTAGCGCTTTTTCGTACTCTTCGACTTCTGCAAGCTGTGCCTGCACCTGCTTTGGCAATGCCATATGTTTCTCCTAAAGCATCAACTCTGTTCCTCAGCGCCCGTCGGTAAGCTGGGGTCCGTCTTGGTTTGCTCGTATGCCCCTAAAGGCGCTTCACTACCTTGGGCGAGTCTTCGATCGCCTTCAGTAAGTCTTGAAATGCCTCTGCGCGACCCTGCAACCGGTGGATATTTACCATATCGGTTGCGATAACGAGTTTCGCTTTGGCGGTTTCTGCTTCAGCCCTAAGCAGGCTGGGCAGCTGGTCATTTCCTGTTTCTTTAATATTAAGCAGCGCTTGTGCTTGCTGCGGGTCACAAAGATTCAGGTCTATCATATGCTTTCGATACTTTATATCTGTTAACGTGTCAACACATAGAGCAAATACCTAAGTATCGGCCCCCATCAAAACGCAGTTAAACTTTCCCGCCACGGGCATAGGGGATCGAAGCGTAACCTCTGTCAGCAGTCTAGTGCCTTGGAACGCTCCGACCGTTTTGCATTCTTCTTCGGTCGTAAAGCGTTCATCCGCTTCAAGTACAAACGCTTCGCCTGATGCGAAAAATATAAAAAAACTAAGAACCCAGACGTCCACTACTGACCGTTTGGCCGCGGACTCATGGTGTTGTCCTGCCTGCCGCCCATCTGCGTGCCGTCTTCTTGCAACTGCGCTGCTTCTTGCATCTGCTGCATCTGCATCATCTCTTGCTGCTGCTGTTGAGCCATAGCTTGCTGCTTTTCAACATCCTCTCGGCTAGGGACAAGACGGTCAACATTGGTGTTGAGATTACCCGCCAAGTCGCGGAGTAGTTCAGCCGTACCCGGAAGGCCAACAATTTGCTGTGCAACCGGACTCTCCAGCACAAGACGGAGGAACTCAGTCTTACGGACAC